GTTCTCGGCTTTCGGTCGATAAATATATTCCATCTTCCGTTTGTAGGCTGCGACAAGGACGACCAGAGCGCCGCCAGTCCATCCAAACCATCGATGTGGTTCCTACCTCGGGAGGCTCTATGCCTAGCATAGAACCGAATGTTGCAGCCTGAGGGGCAGACTGCAAACTGTCAAAATGAAATGAGGATGATGATGGATTACATCGCCGAGGAGTTGCGAGGGCTGGCCGTCCCCATCGGCTCGATCACCGAAGACCCGGACAACCTGCGAAAGCATGACAAGCGGAGCATCTCCTCCGTGCAGAACTCCCTCGAGCGGTTCGGTCAGCGCACGCCGATCGTGGCCCGCAATGGAATCGTCATCGCCGGGAACGCCAGGCTCGTGGCCGCCATCAATCTCGGCTGGTCGCACATCGCAGTGGTGTCGGCAGATTCGGATGATGACACCACGGCGAAGTTGTACGCCATCACCGACAACAGGACGGCGGACCTATCCGAGTTCGACATGGCTGGCCTCGCTGGCGTGCTGTCTTCCCTGAAGGATGAAGACATCGATCTCGACTCCCTCGGCTGGAGCGATGAAGAACTCGGCGAACTGCTCGACCTGGAATTGCCAGGCGAGAATGAACAGGAGGAAGCGCCCATCCCCGAGCCGCCAGTGGAGCCGATTACGAAGCCTGGCGATCTGATTCTCTTCGGCGCCTACCTCGAGTGCGATGCGTGTGGCAAGCGGCAGGATTACGACCCCGCCAGAGTCGGCGAGCAGTGCTGCGATGGGTAGCCTCCAGGTGAAATCCATCCATCGCTTACTCTGCGGCGACTCCACGAAGGAGGAGGATGTCGAGCGGTTGATGGGTGGGGAGGTGGCGGATGCTGTTGTCACTGATCCACCATACGGGGTCGCAGGTACAAAATCAGATAAGAACAACTACAACAGTTACGATGACACAGTGGAAAACCTGGATGCAATCATCGCATCAGTGGTCGAACGGTGCATTGGTAATGTGCATAGAGTTGTCATCACGCCAGGAAACATGAACCAACACAGATACCCCACACCAACATGGACGATGGCATGGTTTGTTCCCGCAGGGACGGGCCGAGGCCCTTGGGGGTTTATCTGTTGGCAACCCATCATGTGTTACGGGAAAGATCCAAAACTTGCGAACGGCATGGGGAGTCATCCAGACGCAATAGTACACACCGAAAGAGCATCGAGTGACGACCATCCATGTGCGAAGCCTATTGGGTTTTGGAGTTGGTTGATGAAACGGGTATCACTTGATGGCGAGGTCATCCTCGATCCCTTCCTCGGCAGCGGCACAACGCTGATCGCAGCCGACAACCTGGGCCGCAAATGCTACGGCATGGAAATCGATCCCGGCTACTGCGATGTGATCATTGAGCGATGGGAGACCCTGACCGGAGGGATTACCACGGTGCGGCATGGGTAGCCTCCAGGTCAGGTCTCGCCATCGCCTACTCTGCGGCGACTCCACGAAGGCGGAGGATGTCGAGCGGTTGATGGGTGGGGAACTGGTCGATGCTTGCCTGACGGATCCGCCGTATGGCACGGCATCGGAATCCAAATTCCAGCATTCAAGCGAAGGCGATTCATTCAACATCGAATGGGACAAGGAGACACCGCAGGGCTGGATTCGGGTTGCTGTTGCCCATGCCATTCCCGGTGCGGCGTTCATTTCATTCTACGACCAAAGCGAGATGACAACCTTGTGGCGGCGTTACGAAGCAGCGAACATCCGCCCGCTCCAATGCGTGTACTGGGAGAAACCAATCGCCCCAAGTCCTCGCCCGAATTTCTGCTCCTGCGTCGAGGTCGGCGTGTTCGGAAGAGTGAAAGATGGCAAGGTCAGATGCTGGAACGGCGGCGGGGCGACATCGAATGTGTTCCGCTATCCACGGTCAGCAGGACACGAGCGCACATCCCATCCGACCCAGAAGCCGCTCAGGCTCTGGCATGATCTCCTCCGCATTATCACGGATCGCTCGCATCTGGTCTACGACCCCTTCCTCGGCAGTGGCACCACGATCGTCGCCGCCGAGAATCTCGGCCGCAAGTGCTATGGCCTGGAGATCGACCCCGGCTACTGCGATGTGATCGTCGAGCGATGGAAGACCCTGACCGGAGAAGAGGCGATACGATGACCGACTACACCTACCCATGCATACTCGATCGAGTAATAGACGGCGACACGATGGATGTCGTGGTCGATCTAGGATTTAACATCTCGCATAAGATCCGAGTGCGGCTGGCCCACTTCAACGCTCCGGAGCCTCGAGGCGATACCAGGGAAGAGGGGCTGAAGTATTGCAAGTGGGCGGCGTGGTGGTTCGAGAATCACATCCGGGAGGACATGTTCATTACCACGAAGAAGTCGGGAAAGTACGGCAGATGGATCGGCGACATCTATTACCGAGAAGGGCCAGACACTGTGGGGATTCGCAGATACCTACACGATCATTTATACCAAAAGGCCATCGGATGAAGCCGAGATGGGAAATCATCCTGAATACAATCCTCGACCATGCCATCTTCCTCCTCGGTGCGGCGATCTGCTCGGGAACATTGTGGCTGATCGTCACCTGGCTGATCTCATGAAGTACATCATCCCGCTGATACTGGTGGGCTGCACGGTCCAGGAGATCGACAGCCAGCGAGCGGTCATCGAGACTCGATCCATCCCAATTGTGCAAGTGGTGATCGAAGGGCCAGGCGGAGACCTTGTGCCCGTGGAACACGAAGCGATCACGCAGACCGTGGTGGTGTTGCATTGGCAGTTCTTCCTATTCTGGATTGTCGTGCTGATGACCGTGCTGGTGGTCTGGGCCTGGGAGCGATTCAGGTGCCGCCGTGGCTAGGTGTCAGACCGTCGAGGAGTTGGCAGCAGCCCTGGGCATTGCGAGATCCACCATCTACCGCTGGCGCAAGGACGGCTGGGGCATCGACGAACTGAACACCGGGGAAGGGTGGAACACCGAGGAGGTCAGGGCGTGGGCTGAAGATATGAAGCGAGCCAGGCGGTCAGTCCTGCGCCCATCATTGAATGTCCAGATCGAAGACGATGACGAGGACGATGCCGGGCAGAACTGGTCGATGGTCTACAGGAAAGCGAAGGCAGTACTCGCCACACTTCAGGCTCGAAAGTTACAGGACAGCCTCGTGGCTCGCAGCGAGATGGAGCAGCAATTCACAATGAGGATCGCCGAGATCACCACCGCCCTCGATTCACTTGCGGCGCAGTTGTCCCCGAGGCTGGCACCACTGACCAGGGAATCCGAGATTCAGGGAGTGCTGCGCCAGGCGTTTCATCAGTTGCGTGACCACTTCGCCCGCTCTGAGGTTTCCGACTAATCATTCTAAGTTCGCCGTAGTCGCCTAGATTGGTTCATCCAGGTATGAACAGATGCGATATAATGCCCGGGCAAAGGGGCGAACGGGTGGGAACTCAAAGGCAAAAGACCATCCCTGATTCTGTACTGGAACTCCTCGCCGCATCAGTGGTCGAGGCGGAGACAGCCAGACAACGGGCACAGGTTGCGCTCGATGTGGTTTGTCACATCTACCACCTACAACGGGATGATTGTGCGGTACGGCTCTTCGCACGATTGTCATCGAAGGTGGGGGATGGTCCTTTGCCTGAGGGGGCACCATCAGGATCCAGCGCCTGTCCTCCGTCAGGTAGCGGATGATGGGCCTCCTCAATTTCACCATGAAGGGTGTGGCATGAGACTGAACAATGTAGTGTTCGCCGGGAAAGTGCAGGAAGTTACAGATCTGAAGCAATTGGGAACATCGCAGGTGTGCAATGTTCGAGTGTATCAGGCGTACCCGAAGAAACTCGATGACCAGGGGAACGCCGAGGAGTGGCATTCGGATTGGGTGACCATCGTATGCTGGGGGAAATCGGCGGAGATTGCACAGACGCTCGAGAAGAAACAAGAGATTGTAGTGGAGGGCCGCCTCCGTTATGAAACATGGGAAACCGGGGCAGGAGAAAAGCGCAGCGAGTTGAGAATAACCGCATCATTCCTGCACAAGGTTGGCCCGGCTACGACGACACGATCCGCACCGCTTCCAGTGGCGCAGACATCATCGGCTGACGAGCCGCCATTCTAGCCTTCCGTTGACCGGGCTGGCAGTACGCACCACCTCGCTCTGCTGCTGGCCCGGTGTTTTTAAGGGGCATCCATCCGCCTGACATTTCCGCCGGGATTAGTTGAATGGACCGCTCGAGAGCGACTCGCCTGGCATCCGCCCGATGATCTCACAGTGTCCGCCTGGTCGGATCGCCACAGAATCCTCCACCCACTCACATCAGCCGAGCCAGGCCCGTGGAACACAAATCGCACGCCGTACCTCCGGGATGTACTCGATGCATTCAGCGACCCTACCGTCGAACAGTTGACGATCATGGCCTCCACTCAGGTCGGGAAGACTGAGGCCATCATGAACATGATCGCCTACACCATCGCAGAGGATCCAGGTGCGACCTTGCTGGTCATGCCACGGGAAGAGGACGCAGTGCAAATGGGGATGCGCCGCATTCGCCCGATGGTCGAGTCTTCGCCGGAGCTATCAAAACATCTGAGCGAATCCAAATCTGATAACAAACTGAAGGAGATCCGATTCACTCGCTCGATGCTGTACCTGGCTGGCTCGAACTCTCCGGCTGACCTGGCGAGCCGCCCGGTTCGGTATGTCCTCGGCGACGAGGTGGATAAGTGGCCCGCATTCAGTGGCAGGGAATCGTCACCCGTCGATCTAATGGTGGAGCGCACACGAACATTCTGGAATCGGAAGATCGTCCTGGCCTCCACACCCACCACGAGGAACGGCTACATTTTCCAGCAGTACGAGCGCAGCGATCAGCGGGTGTATTCTGTACCGTGTCCGCATTGCGAGCATTCGCAGACCTTGGAATTCTCGCAGGTGAAGTGGCCCGACGACGAGCGTGACCCGGTGAAGATCCGCCAGGAACGCCTGGCCTGGTATGAATGCTCCAAGTGCAGCGGCGTGATCAAGGACCGAGACAAGCCCGAGATGCTGATGCGAGGCTCGTGGTCAGTGACTGGAACGCCTGGATCCCATCGAGGATATCGCATCAATGCCCTCCTCAGTCCGTGGCTCACATGGAGCGAGGTGGCCGCTAAGTTCCTCGAGTCGAAGAGCAATCCAGCGAGCCTGATGAATTTCGTAAACTCCTGGCTCGGTTGGATCTTCGAGGAAGAAAGCCACAAGGTGGAAGTGGAAGACCTGAGCCAGCGAGCGAAGGAGTACGAGCGGTCCACGGTTCCAGCGGGTGCCCGTGTCCTTGTCGCAGGTGTCGATGTCCAGCAGGACCATCTGTACTACATCGTCAGGGCGTTCGGATATCGTGAGGAGTCGTGGCTGATCGAGTGCGGGCGATTGAATGCTGGCCTCGAGCAACTTGTCGATGTTCTATTGCGGCGCACCTGGCCGGGCGAGCAGGGACCGCATCGGCTCCGGTTGGCTTGCATCGATTCCGGGTATCGCACCGATGAGGTGTATCGGTTTTGCCGATCGTGGCCGGAGATCTGCCGCCCGATCAAGGGACAAAAATCGCTGAACGGTGTACCGATTCGCACATCGAAGATCGACAGGAACATCGCAGGTGATCCGCTGAAGGGATCCGTGCGGCTGTTCCATCTCGACACCACGCACTTCAAGGACAAGTTGACGAGATTCATGACCGCCCAGGATGGCGAGCCTGGCGCTTGGCACCTCCATCAGGATGTTCCAGCCGAGTACCTGAAGCAGGTTACAAGCGAGCATAAGGTGCTGACCAGGAACAGAAGAACCGGAGCCACCGCCAGCGTGTGGACAACGAAGCCGGGCGGGTCCGACAATCACTACTGGGATTGCGAGGTCTACGCCGCAGCGTCAGCCGACATGGTTGCGGTGTTCGCACTCACCGAGGAAGCCCACCAGCCGCCAGAGCCACCACCGCAGCCATCGCAGCAGTCGCAATGGGTGAAACCTGGGAAGGGCTGGATCAATGGCTGACAAGGAGAAGCGATGGAAGGTCGTGGAGTACACGCCGATCCGGTGCCCGGACTGCGGCAGCCGCAGCCATCGCCAGTACGGGAAAGAGGGGCGGCTGCGATATCACAAGTGCAAGCAATGCGCCCTGCGCTACCGATCATGGGAAGATGACTCAAGGGCGAAGAGTGCAGCAGAATGAATTGGTCCTGTTCGCTGGCGTTGGCGGTTGTCTTGGATCCATTGCTGCGGGACGGCGAATCGTTGCAGCAGTTGAATTCGAGCCGTACTGCCAGCAGCAGATCATGGCGAGACAGGAAGACGGGACGCTCCCGGATCCCTTCCCAGTCTTCCATGATGTCGAGCAGGTCGATTTCCGATTCTTCCGAGGCCGTGTGGATCTACTTACAGCGGGATTTCCCTGTCAGGGATGGAGTAACGCCGGGAAGCGACTGGGAGCCGTCGATCCGAGAAACAAGTGGCCCGCCACTATTCGAGCAATTGGAGATGTTCGACCAGCCGAGGTACACCTCGAAAATGTCCCAGGCATCCGACCCTACATCAGCACGATCGCCCGAGATCTATGGTCTATCGGGTATGATGCTCGGTGGCGTGTTGTATCCGCTCGAGACGCTGGAGCCAGACATCTCCGCCGCCGCTGGTGGTGCCTGGCCTACCCCTACCGTATCCCATGTGACGAGGGGCAATCATGATGAACCGATCGAGGACTACCTCGCCAGGGTCGAGGATTACAATGCTGGGAGGGCGAAGGGGAAGCCGGGGAAGTCGCTGGGCATTGCGGTTCGGTGGCCCACGCCGACCTGCGGGGATAGCAAGTCATCAGGCTCGATTGGTTACGAAAAGACGTCAACGCATTCGCCCGGAAAGACCCTCTGTGATGCCACAGAACGGGGATTCGGGCCAACAGTCAAACGAGATCACGAGTGGCCGACACCAACAGCGAGCGACCGCCACGGTGGTGGAAAAGGGGCGATCAGAAAAGACACGGGAAAACTCAATCCCGCATGGTGCGAATGGCTGATGGGATGGCCGTGTGGCTGGTCCTCGCTGGATCCGCTACCTGTCGATGTTCTGGACTCGTGGCTGGAGATGGTCAACGCCGGAACCTACTGGGATGTCGATCCAGCCGATACGGGCGAAGTGCCCAGGCTGACCGAGAAGAATGAACATCGCCGAGCGAGATTAATGGCTATCGGCAATGGTCAGGTTCCAGCACAGGCCAGGCTGGCCTTCCGGCTGCTGTCGTGATCTTCATCCTGGAATAGCGAGCCAGTGGACGGCCTCCATACTTCATCGTCACACTGTACGCATGGCGAACTCCACGGCTACACGACTACAAAAGGTTCGAGATGCAATTGATGCCCTTATGGATGGCGGCGCTGTCCAGTCCTACGAGATCAACGGGCGGCAACTTTCGCATTACTCGCTGGCCCAGTTGATGGACCTCGAGCGTCGATTGATTTCGCAACTTGCCAATGAGCAGACCGACAACGCTACAAACTATGTCCGGTTCGTGAGACCGAAATGAACATACGCCAAACACTAACATCAGCCATCGATCGAGCCATCGAGGTGTTCGCACCTGGACGGGCACTGGAGCGGCAAGCCGCCAGGACCGCCGGGGAACATTTCTCGCAAGCATTCCGAGGCGCACGGGAAACTCGCCTGAGCAACAATTGGGCGGTGACTCCCGGATCAGCGGATTCCGATCTGCTCCCAGACCTGAGCCTCCTGCGGGAACGCTCCAGGGAGTTGATGCGGAATGATCCACACGCCTCGAGCGTGGTGGGGAGCCTGGTTGACAATGTAGTCGGGACAGGGATCCGCCCGCAGTCAGTGATCGATGGTTCTGCGCTCGGTGTATCCGATCAAGATGCTGCGGAGATTCGCAAAGCGTGCGAGTTCGCATGGGAGCGATGGGCACCGCACGCAGACATCGCCCGAGGGATGACATTCTACGACCTCCAGGCCGCAGTGATGCGGAGCATCATCGTTAATGGCGAGGCTCTGGTGCTACCCGTTAGAATCAGCCGAGTGTCATCGCCTTACGATCTGGCGCTCGAAGTCATCGAGCCTGACAGGCTGGAGTCGCCCGGAGATCTTGACAGCGTGAATGGGAAATTCAATCGGCGCAGCGGTGTCGAACTCGGGAAGTATGGACACCCGGTGGCCTACTGGCTGCGGGTCTCGCATCCCGGCGATGGCATTTACGAGCGCAGGAAGGATGCCAGGCACAGGCGAATCCGTGCGCTCGACAGCGATGGCACGCCGCAGATGATCCACTTGATGAACAACACCAGACCAGGGCAGACACGAGGCGAGCCGATGCTCGCTCCTGCGCTCCAGTCGTTTAAGGATCTGAGTTCATTCTCTGAGGCCGTACTGGTCAGGGAGCGGGTATCGGCGTGCTTCTCGATGTTCGTCCAGCGGGACGATCCATACAATGCAGCCGTGAACAGAAGCGATGAAACTGTCAGCCAGCAGCGCATCCAGGAAATCGAGCCAGGCATGATTTCGTATCTGGCACCGGGGGAGCAGGTGACCTTCGGGAATCCAGGCACGGCGAATGGCACAGGATACGATCAATTCGTAATGCGCCACCTCAGATCTATCGGCGCTTCGATGGGCCTACCGTATGAACTGGTGGCGAAAGACTTCAGCCAGACAAACTACTCGAGCGCCAGGGCCGCACTACTCGAAGCCCGCCGAGTGTTCACACGCTGGCAGCGGTACATCACTGATCACCTATGCACGCAAGTGTATTCGATGGTGGTGGAGGAAGCGTGGATGCGTGGCGAGATCCCGGTGAAGGATTTCGAGCGACTGAAGCATCACATTGTTCGCAGCCGCTGGGTTCCGCCATCCTATGGCTGGGTGGATCCGAAGAAGGAAGTGGAGTCGGCCACGATGGCGATTGATGCAGGATTATCGAGCCTCGCAATTGAAGCCGCCGCCCAGGGCCGAGACTGGGAGCAAGTCCTCGAGCAGCGGGCCAGGGAGCAAGCATTCATGGAAGAACTACAGATGAAAGGTAAGGATGACGAATGACGAGATGACCGTGCCGAGGTCAGCATTGATGATTGTGGATCCAGAGCGCTCCACCTTCGAGCTACGCAGCGATGAGAAAGATCGAGCGCAGTTTCGGATGGTTGCGAACTCGGGTGATGTCATTGAGAACCATCCGCATTGGGGCAACTTCGCCATCGATTTCGATGGCTTGAAGATCGGCAGACAACGCAAGCCCGCCCTGCGTGACCACGACCCGCAGCGGATCGTGGGGCATACCTTTAAGATTGAAGTGACGGACGATGGCCTGGTGGCCGAGGGTACATTCCTGGACACAAAAGATGGCATGGAAGTGCAGAGCATGATGGCTTCCGGATTTCCGTGGCAGGCCAGCGTATATGTGCCGCCGAAGTCGATCGAGCGTCTGGAGGAGGGCGAAAGTTCCACGGTGAATGGTCGAGAGATTCACGGGCCAGCCCATGTGTTCCGCCAGGCATCTCTCCGAGAGGTGACATTCACCAGCCTCGGAGCCGACGAGAACACCGGAGCGGCATCCCTGTCAGAAATCAAAATCAATGCAGTCTTCACGGCTGCGCCAAAAGAGGAGAAAATCATGGAACCTGAGAAGCCGGAAGCGCCAGCAGTTTCTGACCAGGATGAGAGCGCTACTGATGAACAGTTCGCCGAGCGGTATGACTCAGGAGTCGAGGACGGCATCCGCAGGGAGCGGGAGCGAGTCAACGGCATCATCGGGCACTGTCTGCCGGATCAACTGTCCATCGTGACGGAGATCGTCGAGCAGGGAGTCACCCAGGAAGAGGGAGTCAAAAGACTGATGGCAGATGTTAAAGAAGGGATCGAGGAGCGCCTCGCCCACAAGTTGAGTAGCACGCCGGAGCCAGTCGGCCCGCTTGATGCCAGCCCATCGGATCCTCGATCCACCTTCGAGGCTGATACTGAACTCTCCGCAGAGTTCGGCACTTTTGAGGTCTGGGAAGCCTACACCAAAGCAATCGAGAACGGGCGCATCGTCCGTGGGAAGGCCAACTGATGGCAGCAGCAACCAAGGATGTCGCTAGGGCGTTCGAGTCGGGAGTGGAGCCAGTTTTCAACGATCATGCGCTGACCGCCAGCGCTACGATCTACGAGGGCCAAGTGGTGACGCTCGGAGCGACCACGAACACCGCCGGAACATTCGTGAACACCGACACCTTCGCAGGTTTCGCCATGACCAAAGCGGTCCAGGCGGATGGAGCCACTCACGCTCATGTCAGAGCGCAGGGTGCGATCAAGTTGACGATGGCCATCGCCGCATCCGTTGATGTCGGCGATACCGTGTACGCATCTGACAACAACACATTCGATGATGTGTCAACGGGTGGGCTGGCCGTGGGCCGTGTCCATCGAATTGAAAGCGAAACAGCATCCACCGCTGTGGTCATCGTCCACTTCCAGGCTGCTAGCCTGAGATCATTAGCGTAAGGGGTTATTCATGGGACTCGCAGATCTCTCTTCACGATCGATCATCGGTCGCCTGTTTCTGGCCCTCGAGGAGGCGCAGCCGCCAGCATGGGTTTCTGACATCGGAATGTCGATTTCTTCAGACCAAGAATCCGAGACCTATCGATGGTTGGCCGAACTGCCAGCCATGCGGGAATGGTTGGGTGGCCGCCAGGCGAATCGCCTGGATGTGCGTTCTCAGGTTGTCCGCAATCAGCGCTTCGAGGCGAGCCTCGAGGTGAGCCGTGCGGAACTCCGCAGGGACTCCACTGGTCAGATTCAATTGCGCATCAACGAACTCGCCGCACGCAGTCAACAGCACTGGGCGAAACTCCTGACCGACACCATCGTGGCGAACTCCGACACCTATGATGGGGTGGCCTTCTATGGCTTGAACCATGATGGGGTAGCGTCGAATGACAACGCCCTGGCACCAGCGGCAGCCTCGCCAGCAGCGCCGACCACCGCAGAATTTGAGTCATCCATCTTCGGTACTCTCGAGGCGATGCTGGGATTCAAAGATGCCGGAGGCGAGCCGATGAATGACGGACTCGAGGCGCTGACCGTGGTGGTGCCGACTGGCCTGTACGGCGTGGCACAGCGGGCATTGAATGATCAGATCATCACCGATGGTGGCGGAACACGCACGAACAGCGTGGCGAACCTGTCGGGATATCAGATGCGCCTGGCTGTCAATCCACGCCTCGCAGGATCCTCGACCTACTACGCTTACCGCAGCGATTCCTCGATCAAGCCGTACATCCTCCAGGAGGAGAACGCACCGCAGATCGAAGCCCTGGCGGAGGGTTCCGACTTCGCATTCCAGAACGATGCACACCAGTACGGGATCAGCAAATCGTGCGCTGTCGGTAATGGCGTGTGGCAGTACGCAGTGAAAAACACATTCGCATAAAGGGGGTGATCGTTGTCTCAGTTCACGAACGAGGGCGAGGTTCAACTCCTGTCCTATGTGCTGAAGGGCGTAACGCTCAAGGCTGATGGGTTCGGTGGATCCACGGCATTCACCCCATCCGATACTGGCGGAGCGAACCAGGGCGTGTACATCTCCCTGCATCACACCGCATCGCCAGGCGAGAATGGAGTGCTGACCAATGAGGTGTCGACGAGCGGCACCGGGTACTCGAGGAAACTCGTGGCGTTCACCGCCGGGACGGAATCCACCTCGACCGATACTGCACTCGGCACAGTGATGTCCAACAGCGCACAGATCTCATGGACAGCCTCGGGGGATTGGAACGGGTCGAGCAACATCACCCACTTCGGTCTTCACTTTGGAAGCGGTGCCAGCAATGCGATGTTCATGTACGGGGCGCTGACCGTTGCGAAGCCAGTGACGAACGGCGACACGGTAACGATCGCAGCAGCAGACATTGACATTACGCTGAAGTAACTAGCCATCCATCTTCGTGCTTCCGGGGGTCGCTTCATCCAATGTCGATGGAGCGGCCCTCGATTATAGTTAGGTGGCGACATGGCACGGCGTACAATCTCCATCATACTTCCGGGTGATTCTATCGCCGAAGGTGGGATGAGTCCGGCGGCTCGAATGGGTTTCGGTCCGTCTACGACAATCAGCAAGGTACGAGCGAAGAAGTCCGTGGCTGCCGGGTATTTCGCCTTCAACATCGACGCTGCGTCATCCAAGGATAGTAAGTACATCCCGACGATGGGAGTCGTCGCCGACTACGATGCTGCTTCCATCAAAGGTCTCGCAGACGGTACAGCGTTCTCGTTCTGGCAGGACTCCTCCGGCGAAGGGAATGACGGCACTGCACCTTCAGGAGCAACTCCAGTGTGGGAAGATGCTGGGGCGAACATCACCGGGTATCCTGCAGTTCAATTCAGAGCAGCCGATGAAGACCGAGTTGCCCTCGGCGATCCTCTCGACTTTGCCAGCGGTGATCCGTTCTCGGTTGCCATTGCCGTCGATGGATTCAGTTCATCGAATGGCCCCATCATTGGCGGCGATTCTGGATCTGGAACCAAATGCACTCGACTAGGGAATCAAGCCGGAGGATTCAGGATCCGGGATGACCTTCAAGATTCCGCCCGCTCAAGCACCGCTGTCGGGAATGGTGAAATCGTGACGCTCACGAAGTCCACATCCGATGCTGTTCTGCTGTGGATTGACGGCACATCGGAATCAATCAGCGGCGCACCGAACAACAACATCTCATTCGACTACCTGTGTGCAGAGCGGAAGAACGACTCATGGAACACTGACTCGCATTCGATCTCTCGGATCATCATCGCTGACAGGGTGTGGAGTACCTCGCAACGGCAGAAGATCGAGGGGTGGCTGGCCCATTCGATGGGCATTGAATCCAGTTTGCCGACAGGGCATCCATATGTCTCGACTGATCCACGAGTGTCGAAATCAAAGGCATTCACATCCGACATCAATCTCGACAGTGCTATTGCCGACACCTTCACATCTTGGGTGACTCCTTCTTCCGGGGCCATCAGCGGATCGGTGGACATCTTCGTCGCTCACGCATACAAGGCCGGGACCATCACCATTGAACTAGAAATCACATACTGATGGCAATCTCGATCATCGCTCCTGCCGCCGGGGATGTTCCATTCCATTCTCTGAGAACGAACACGCTGCCAGCGTTAATCCGGGCCGCAACTGCGGGAGATCTGCTGGTCTTGTTCGGGTCAAACCGTGGAGGAAGACCTGCTGAGGCAGGAACGATTATCGTGACGACAGATAGCAATGCATCAGCCAGCGATCCCACTGGTGTACCGCTACCCGGCGGAGCCGTCGATGATAATGGTGATCCAGTCGATGGCGTTTATAAGCCGCAGAATCGCAGATACCTGTACCTCTATTATCTCCCGATCACTTCAACAGAGTTGAATGGGTCAGGCGAAGTCCAGATCGGTGTCACCTTCCAAAATGGCGGCAACGACCGAATCAGCATGTATGCCTACTTGCTCCGGGGTAGCACTGGTATCGACACCACTGCACTCGTAACAGGGATGGCAGTCGCCAACGACACCGCAAACTTCATCGACGGCAGCGACCAGATCGTATGGGGCACCGGAGCCAGTTCCACAAACTGGTCATCAACGATCTACGATGGAGCCGTCAGCGTCTTAGCGTATGGCCACGCCTTCGTAAACGACTGGGATACAATGGCTACCCGGCCATCGGGATGGTCACAGTGTCTCCATGAAAACGGTTCGCTCGTTGACAATCTGATTGGTAACAGGGCATCCATCTCATCCGTTTATCAGGAGTTTGCGAATTTCTCCGCAGCCGATACTGCGATAGACAATACCGCATTGACCTGGGCACACGATGGCACTGGCAGCAATGACCGAATGGCGGCGTTATGGATCGCCCTTAAGGAAGCATCGACGGGAACCAATCGAACCCTGGCCGCCACCGCCACTGGCGCAGGATCATCCACCACGGCCATCGCAGCCGCTGCGGATGTCACGCTCGCCGCTACAGCCACGGGCGCAGCAACCTCGACCACGGCGATCGCCGCCGCCACCACTGTCACCCTGGCCGCCGCCGCCGCAGGTGCAGGGGAATCGACTGCCGCCCTCGCCGCCGCCACCACGGTCACCCTGGCCGCCACCGCCACTGGCTCGGCCTCCTCGACCACTGCCATCGCAGCCGTGCAGGACAGGGCAATCGCTTCCGAAGCCACTGGATCCGGGGCCACCACTGCCGCCCTGACAGCAGCGCAATCCGTGAGTGTATCGGGTCAGGCCACAGGCTCCGGCGGCGCTACGGTGGCGCACACGGCCTCGGCAGTTCAGGATCTCGCCGCATCCGCCACGGGTTCGGGCGAATCGACCGTATCCATCGCCGCCACTGCGGATGTCGCACTGGCCGCCAGTGCCACAGGTTCGGGATCCTCGACCACGGCCATCGCAGCCGCTGCGGATGTCACGCTCGCCGCTACAGCCACAGGCTCGGCATCCTCGACTACCGCTATCGCCGCCGCCGCAGATGTTGCCCTCGCAGCGACTGCCACAGGTGCAGGATCCTCGACCACCGCCATCGTCACCACCACGGATGTCACGCTCGCCATCGCTGCCACAGGTGCAGGATCCTCGACCACGGCCATCGCCGCCTCCACCGATGTCGCCCTGGCTTGCGCTGTCACAGGTTCGGGATCGTCGACCACTGCCATCGCCGCCGGACAACCTCGAACGCTTGCAGCAGTCGCCACAGGCTCCGGAGCTACCAGCGCCGCCATCGTTACGACCACCGATGTCACACTCGCCGCAGCCGCAGCAGGTTCGGGATCGTCGACCACGGCCATCGCAGCCATTGCGGATCGAACCCTGGCCGCCACCGCCACGGGAGCGGGATCATCGACTGTATCGATTACGGCATCCACCGATGTCGCCCTGGCCGCTAATGCCACAGGCTCTGGATCGTCGACCGCCGCCATCGTCACGACCACGGATGTCCCGCTCGCCGCAGCCGCCACAGGCGCATCGATCGCCACGACAATCCTGGCCCGCTCCGCCTCGCTCCTCGCCGCCTCCACTGGATCCGGTTCGACGGCTACATCCATCGCATCCACTGCTGATCGAGGACTGACCGCATCCGCCACAGGATCAGGGGCATCGACCGCTGCGATATCCACGACCACTGATGTCACATTGGCGGTGACAGCCACAGGCGCAGCGGGATCGACCGCCGCCATTGCAGCCGCTACGACTCGCACGCTGTCGGCGACAGCCACAGGATCAGGGGCATCGACCGCTGCGATATCCACGACCACTGATGTCACGCTCGCCATCGCCGCCACAGGCTCGGGAACCTCGACCGCCGCCCTCGAGTCCACCAGCCAGGTCACGCTGTCAGCGACCGCCACAGGACTCGCTACCGCCACAGGCGCAGCCACTCGAGCGGCCACACTGCTCGCAGCAGCAGCAGCAGCCGGGACCGCCACCATCAGCATCTCGACCGGGCAAGAGGCGACCCTATCGGCGGCATCTGCTGGATCTGGAACAGCGGCGGCGACCGCCACGGTCACCCGTAATTTGTCAGTGACAGTCGCAGCGAGCGGCCTGGCTTCGTCAGCGGTCTCGAGGTCGGCATCCCTGCGCCTCGCTCCAGTCGGTTCCGCCGCCGCTACTTCGTCGATGGTCATCGGGCTGCTCGTGACGGTCTCGGGGACAGGATCCGGAACAGCCACCACCGCCGTGTCGATCACGGAATCTGAACCATTCATCAAGGCCGGAGCGAAAGCGATGATGGCGATCGAGGTGTTGACCGAGGCGATCACCTACTACCCAGGCGGAGACCTGGCCGCAGGGAAATCCATCCGGGCAATCGTACAGCGCACCGAGCCGGAGATCATCGCCTATACGATGGAGGCTGGATCGCTGACCGTTGATGTCGAACTCTGGATTGTTACCGATGCAGTTCTCGGGGTGTCCACCGTTAACGCCGGGCAAGATCTCGCCGATATAGTCGTGACCGATGGGAAAGCAGCAGAGCGGGTGCGTGTCGTCGAAATCATCGACCACGACCCTGGCATGGTTCACCTGTTGGCTGTGAGGTAATCGATGCCATTGGACTTCTTCAACTATCAGGCGATGGAACAGGTCACCTACTACCCTGGCGGAGTCACCGCCGATGCTGTCGTGATCACCGCTGTCGTGGTGCGCTCCACTTCCAAGATCCTCCAGGACAATCTCGTGAAGCCTGTGGACATTTACCTGCCTCGAGGGAGCGAATCGGGGAAGATCGCAATCGTGGATGTTGGCACCGACGAGGTGCTGGTGAAGGTCGAGCCATACAAGGGCGAGGTGCGATGCCGGGTGGTTCGGCTCCTGAACAGCGATGCCAATCTCTGGACAGTCAGGGCGATGGAATGATCGACATCTTCCCAGACCTACAGAACCTGAAATCCTTCCAGGAGGCGATGGCCACTGGCGAGACCGTGATGGCTCGAGGATTGTGGCATGGCACCTCCAGGGCGCTCGGCGGATTCCGCAAGGAGTTCTTGAAGAAAACGCCAGCGAACATCCGGGGGAAGAAATCGGCGAACCCTCGAGGCGCTGCCAGCGCAGGGAAAATGCCACCGATAGGCCGATCATTCATCTGGCAAGTTCACCCGCCGACACCGCCGAAAGCCCGGCGGCACAGCAGCAGCCATGTCAAATCAGTGAAGCAGATCAGCGGCAACATCGGAACACGGAGCGAGGCCGCAGAGTCGATGGAGGAGGGGAAGAAGATCCAGGCGAAGGGGCCATACCTGGGAATACCCATCGTGCTGTCCGGGAATGTCAATGCCAGGAAACGCCGAGCGGGCGAAGTCCAGCCCAGGGCGAAGCCGTCATGGCGAACCGTTGGCGAGATCCTGAAGCCGGGCGGATTGCGCACCGCCTACAACTTCCAATGGCAGGTCAAAGGGTCGTATACGATCCTCTGGGCCAGGCACAAGAAATCGGGAGCCAAGCCATTCCCGGTGATGCTACTGATCAAGCGAGTACAGATGAAAAAGGATGGGCTGCGATATTACAAACTCTGGAAAGCCATGAAGAGTGAGACCCTCGAGCGGTACGACAAGGAAATTACCAAAGCCCTGAAAAGCATGGTATGGGGAATCAATAAGAGGAGTAAATAAATGCCAGCGAGTGTCAGGGAGCAGATCATCGCAAACATCGCCACGGCGCTGGGCGATATCACCACGGGCAATGGTTACGAGAATACCCTGGTGAGCGTGCAACGATTCATGCAGGGCGGGTTGACTGTGGCGCAGGTGCCGACCGCCGTGGTCAACTTCGAGGACGAGCGGAAGAGCCAGGGACCGACCGAGCGGGCTGACTGCGAATTGGCGATAACGATCGACCTGTTCGCTGTCCATGACCAGGATGTCGTCAGTGGCTCCACCGCCACGGTGGTGGACAGCCTCGCCGCAGATGTCGAGAAGGCCGTCATGGTGGATCCGACAAGGGGCGGATTGGCCCGGACTTGCGAGATTGAATCCATTCATCCATTCCGCCTGGCTGAATCTCAGCCCTATGTCGGGGCCACGGTTTCCGTCAGAATCCGATACCAGCATTCGATCACGGATCCATACACGGCGAGGAACTGATGCCGACATTGACGCTTGACCCGCAGAGCATTCGAGAGGTCCACCAGTACGGGATGGCTGCGAGCTACGGGGCGGGCGTGTTGATCCGGCGGAATCGTAATCCGTCAGGGAAGAAACATCGCACGGGCTACGAGATCGGCTGGCGCAGTTTGACGCAGGAGGAAGTAGATGGATTGGTCGTGGTGTTCGGGCAGGTCAATGGTGGCGGCACGCTCACCTGGACACCGCCGGGCGGCTCGGCTGGAAGTTACATGATCACGCAGGACAGCCTGACGATCACACATCAATCTGGCGGGCAGAGTTCCGTGGGGATTACATTGGAGGAGATCTAGTGCCATTACTTACCAGGAAGACGCAAGTTGCGATCAAGCATGAAAGCACCGAGGGGACCGTCAATACTCCAGTCGCTGCGGATGCTGCATTCAATATCTTTGAAACTGGATTCACCGCAGACATCGAGCAGTTCGAGCGGAATCCATTCCGGGCTTCGGTAGGATCTCGAGCCAGCATCGCAGGTGTGAAAACAGGGAGTATCACATACACGACTGAACTGGCGGGCAGTGGCTCCGCCACAGTGGCTCCACCGTTCGGCCCGGCGCTCCAGTCTTGCGGCTTCGCCAAGGCGACTTGCGACCTGTTGGCTGGCGGCACTGTCACCGGGACATTCGTTGTCGGCGAAACCATCACGGGATCGGGATCATTCGAGGAGACGGTTCTGGCCGTTGATGGCGACAACATCTACATCTCGACAGGGGCATCGAATCCAGGCACAGGGGATATCGTGGGGGGCACATCCGGGGCGGGGATGGCGCTATCAGGTCGAACCATCACGGGGCCAGTGGGATTCGTTTACTCCACCACCAGCACATACTCCACTACCTCGGCACCATCCTCTTCGGTCGATCTACTGAATGACGGCGTGCGCCACAGGATCATCGGTGCCCGTGGGAATGTCACGCTCAGGGCATCCACCGGGCAGCCCGTACAAGCCATGTTTGAATTCACTGGCCCGAAAGTCGCCACGGCGAATGGCCCATTGCTGAATGGCGTGGCCTACCCGACGACGACACCAGAGCCGCTACTCAGCGCATTGTTCTCAGTCGGTGGCGGATTCGCCGCAGTGGTGGATAACATCGAAGTGAACACGAACAACGATCTACAAGTCAGGCGCAGCATGAACACCGCCAGCGGCGTGGTGTCCACGCAGATCGTCAATCGACAGGTGCAAGGATCCATTGATCCCGAGATGACAGTGGTGACGGGAACGGGCAATCATGACTGGTTCGGGCGACTCGATGCGAACACTGAGGGAATGATGAAGTTCACAGTGGGATCGGATGTCGGGAACAGTTTCAAGATCATGGCACCGCAAGCGCAGTACACGGGAGTCAGCCCAGGCGACCGCAATGGCATCGCTACAGTGTCGATCGACCTGGCGATGAATGAGTCCACCCTGGGCGATGACGACCTACAGATTGTGTGCCTGTAGTGGGGATTGTAATCGACCCGACCCAGCAGCATACCGTCGATGTGGAGGGTGCTACATTCTCGGTGGTGTCGCTTACTGGTCGGCAAGTCTTGGGCCTGTCACAGACGCTATCGAATGTCGAGACCAATGCCGATGGCGTGTATCAGGTTCTGCATAAGTGTGTAAAGAGTTGGGACGGCGTGACCACTGGCGAAGGCGCAGCCCTTCCATGTAGTGGCGAGAACCTCGATGCGTTACCTGTCGATGTAGCGGTGAAGGTCTTTGAGTTCATCGCATCGCTGTCGGGGTTGACTGGCGGCGACCAGGGAAACTGATCATAGGAACTAGGATGGCGATGGGACTCTACCCGATGGACTGTTCGATATGTTCCCAGGGGACGGAATCCGCCGAGCGGTTCCGAGCCGACTGGGGATGCGACACCGACACGCCGCACGATCTCGATCGGTATCCCTGCGGGTGTGGCCGCTGGCAGGACTGCACCAGATGCAATGGCACAGGCACGATCGGCCTGAAGCGATGCCCTCGTAAATTCATCGACCCATACATCTCGACCGTCATCAGGTATGTGGCTCACGCCAGGGATGGCCATTGGCCAGTGGCTGGTGGCATCCTCGACCAGTCGCAATCATTCCTTGATGCTCATGCTGTAGTGGTCGGCGAGATCCAGACGATTGAGAATGCCGATGGCTAGTTCCGCACTGCTGAACATCCGACTCATGGCGAAGAACCTGACGAAACCCGCATTCACTGCGGTCCGCAGGAGTCTCGCCACGATCAGGACGCAGACCATCCGAGCCGGGCGTGCGATGCGAAGCATGATGGCTGGTGCCAGAACTCAGGCGGTGGCGCTGCTCGCAGTCCTCGGCGGGTTCCAGGCGCTGGTCCGTGGTCCGGCAGAGTTCAACAGGGAGATGGCGAAGGTCGGCACGCTCGGGAAAGAGGCACGGGACAGCCTCGAGGGGTTCACCGAACAGGTCCAGCAGTTGTCAGTCGAATCCGGCATCGCTCCCGAGAAACTGGCCGATGGCTTGTTCAATGTCATCAGTGCTGGAACGAAGGCCAGCGATGCGATGGAAACCTTGAACATCGCCACCCGGCTCGCAGTCGCTGGATCAGCAGACCTATCGGCAACTGTCAGCGGCCTGGCGGTGGTCGCCAACTCATTCGGAGTCAGTGGTGCAGATGGCATCAACGCTCTGGCGCAGTCATTGTTCGCTGCACAGGTCCAGGGGAAAACGACCCTCGAGGAGATCGCCAACAATGTTGGCAAGGTCGGGGCATCCTTCGAGGCGGCCCATGTCGATGTTGACCAGATGCTGGTGTCGCTGTCGTTGATCACAAGAACGGCTGGCAGTACTGAAGAGGCGACGACCGAATTGGCTGGCACGATGAAAGCATTCATCACGCCGACCGAGGGAATGCAGAAGGTGCTTCGCTCGCTGGGGATCGAGTTCTCCGAGAGTATGCTGGCGGGCAGAAACTTCGGCCAGACTATCGTGGACATCCGAGAGGAAGCACTCCGCATCGGTGTTCCATTTTCCCAGGTGTTCGCAGACCAGCGAGGCTATCGTGGGGCATTGAAACTCTCAAGCGACGAGGGCCGGATCTTCAATGAGATGCTGACCGAACAGCGGGGGCTGCTCGACGAACTCGATACATCCTATGAACTGATGCAGGGCACGCTCGCCGTCACGCTCGACAAGTTCACGAGCCTGATGAAAATACTGGCGATGGACTTCGCCGATACAGCATTCGATGGCCTCGGGAACCACCTCGATGGCCTCATCGCCCGGATGGATGAACTCAGAATCAGGGCGGGGATCGCCGGGCTGGAGTTCCGGAAGGCATTCCTGCTGGTGCTGCCAGTGTTACAAACACTGACCAATGGATTCATGTTCATGCTGAACTCATTCCTGCTGGCTGTCGAGGGCATACGATTCGTGTGGGGACAACTCGCCAGCGGTGTGCAGGATTGGATCGATGCGTTTTCCGATATCCCTGGCGTGGGGATGTTCATCGAGACCGAGGTGGATAAGTCAAACACCCGCCTGGACAAACTCATGGCATCTCGTGAAGAGATGGCGAACAGGTTGCTAGTGGTCCAGGGTGCGATTGCAAGGAACCTTGATCTCGATAGCCTGATCGAAAGCGCCAGGAGGACAGGAGCGGATCGAGATGATCCATCATTGGTTCCTGGCCTAGTCGAGCGGATGCTGCCGCAATCAGAGATCGATGCGCTAAAGGTCGAATTGCAGGTGCTGTTCAAGACCAGAGCCATGCTGAAGAAGGAGCGAATGGCAATCGAGACGGAGCGTGAAAACCTCATCCGGACCACTGGAGCGACCAAGTTATCCGAGGGGGATAAGGACACGCCACTGATCGCCGGGCCGACATCGCATGAACTACTCAGGGATCTCAGCGAGCGGATGGACTGGGAAAAGCAATCGGTGAGGATCGTTGAAATCGTGGAGGGCATACAGTCCGCAGCCCTTGGAGTGACAGACATCGACTGGAATGCAGATGAGATTGCGAGCGCATCCAGGGAACTGAAGAAACTGGAAAAGGAACTCGCAGCCCTCGGCGAAAAGGCACCAGAGGCGCTGGTCGCCCTGGTCGAGCAGACCGGGAAGACCCTCGAGAATCTCGAAGGGGGCACCGTAGAAACCGAGCGATGGTACGATTCGCTGGTGGTGTTCTGGGAGAATTCAAAGGTGGCCTGGGCGAGTTTCAAGGGCGGGATCGAAGGTGCCATCAAGCCCGTGAAAACACTGGAGCAAACATTCAAGGCCCTCGGGGAGCGGGTGGTGAAAATCGCCGAGGACTCGCTCGCCAGATTCTTCGATAGTGTCGCAGCGGGAACCGATCAAGGCGAGGAGGCATTCAAATCATTCCTGCGCTCGGTACTCAGCGAGATCAACAGGCTGATGTCGAAGAAAGTTGTCCAACAGTTCGCCGAACTCCTCCTCTCTGCTGGCTTCTCCGGTGGCGGTGGTGGCTCTGGCGGCGGCGGTGGCGGCGGCTGGGTTGACTGGGGACATGGGGCCGGGCCAGAAAAGTTCGCACACGGCGGGATCGTCAACAATCCAACACTGGCGATGATTGGTGAGGGCGGTCAGAGCGAGGCCGTTGTCCCGCTACCGAATGGCCGATCCATCCCGGTGGACTTCCGAGGCTCTGGCCGGGGATCGGAAACCATCAACATCAACATCAGCGCCGTCGATGGCCCGAGCGTCGAGCGAATGCTCACCAGTGCCGCTGGTCGCCGAGCGATCGAGGGAGCAGTGAGGAACGCCAGGGCCACCCGTAGGGACATGCGCTGATGGCTTCGGTCTCATTACCCTCGGCATTCTTCGAGTCCCTCCAGGACTCCGCAGGAGACTCTCCGGTGCTGGCAACAGCGGGCGCATACCTGCTACTGAATCAGCGAGTTGACGAGCCGCCAGCACTGCCGACAGTTTCCGGGGCGGTCTCGATTTCCACGCCATTCCATAACCTGGCACAGGGGATCACCTCCGGCGGGTTCACCGGATCATTCAACAACTCCATCGGCAATCGAGGGGTCAGGGTCCAGGACGGATACCTCGCCGCCAGCCATAAGATCGGACATGGAACCCATTGGGAAGAGTTCATCGGGCTGCTCACCGATACCGTGGACATCTCCAGGGTCAAGTACCTCGGCAACGACAACCAGACACCCTCGAGGGGGATCTTCCAGATCGCATACACGGGCGGAGCCTGGCGATTCCAGTTCGTGCAGTCCTCCACCACCACCGTCACATTCGATCAGGTGGCCGTGCCGATCAGCCAAACAGGTGCGCCTGGCGCTGTCCCGTCTCCGTTCTACTGTAGGCTGCTTCGGGAGTTCAATACCACGGGCACGGGTGCCATCAATCTTGTCGTTGACGATGGAACCACCACGCAGGTGCAGACGGTGACAGGGGTGGCACGGCACGACGACACGATCGCCACCAACTCGTATCAGTTCGGTCGGCTGAACTCCTCCGGGATCGCTGACCCTACGATCGAGATGTGGTGGCACCGCTCCCTCGCCTCTGATTCATTCGTCACACCTGGCACGCTGGCCTCTACCTACTGGGCATCGCCGAACCTGAACAGCACGATCTCGTACTACTCAGATGGCTTGTCTTCGACAGCCGACAGCGGAGCGGATGATCAATACTGGCATCAGTTCGGAATCACTCAGGGCGGAGCATTCACAGGGCTGCTAAATAATGGCGGCGGAAGCGTGAAGGCTCGAGTGGCAGCCACGAACACCGCACCGAGTGGATCAACATCTGCGCTATTCTCCGGCGTGTACTTTCCCGTTCAAAATGTTCCGGAACTACTCAGCGATCCACAAGGTCGATACCTTGCCATCGAGTGGAGGTACGAGCCTGGAACAGACTGGCCGCTCGGGATGGGGACCGTCCATCTCACTCGAGACACGAACGAGTTCGGAGCCGTCACCCACTTCCCAGCAGCCCAGGGTGTGGCACTGGTGCCGCTGACAGTTGCGGGCGAAGGGTCGAGCCAGGGAACTCTTCCATTCACAGTCGAGCGGACTACGAAAACAAGCCACACATTGCGGGTTCACCGGGCAGATTTCGAGTTCCCGTACACGCACTCGAGGCCGCTCGGTACAGCCGCCCGTCGATCCTACGATGTGAGATGGGTACTCACCGAGGCGGAGCGGGACACGCTCGTGCAGTTCTTCGAGGACAGGGATGGCGGTGAGGAGGCGTTCACCTGGACAGCGCCAGGGGATGCAGCCACATCGATCGCCGCCCTGGTCAGCCCGCTCGAGATCGAGATGCTGGCTCCTGGGGCATTCGAGATCCGATGCCAGTTGATGGAGGTTCTCAGTGGTGCGTGATCTTCATCCAGATCTCAAAACAGCGAAGAACGCCATCAACGATGATGAGGCGTGGCTGGTCCTGTTCGAGGTCCATGTCACCGACACAGAGGTGTTCCGCCTGGTCAACAATGAACAGGCCATCACCTTCGCCAGCAATGTGTACTCGCCATTTCCCATCGGGTTCGAGCAGATCGAGGAGACCAGCGCCGGAGACCTTCCATACATCAATGTCGTGGTGAGCAACCAGGACCGGATGATCTCGGCCTACCTGGAAAGCCACGGCGGTCTACTCGACAGGAAAGTGGTCATGCGAATCGTTCACCAGTCGAACCTGGCATCAAGCAGCGCCACCATCGAATCCACCCTGATGATCAGGGAAGTAAGCGTCACCGAGGAGGCCGTCAATTTCCGACTGAGCCATCATCCATTCTTCGAGGTGGACCTCCCACATCAGACATACTACAGGCACCGATGCCGATGGGCATTTGCATCCGGCGAGTGCGGATGGGTCATTGCCACTGGTGGAACAGGATCAGGCACGGCTTGCGACAAGACCCTCGAAGGCTCGAACGGCTGCGAAGTCCACAACAACGCCGCCCGGTTCGGCGGCTTCCCTGGAATACCGAGGAGGAGAATCTGATGGGACCTGGATCATGGGATGACCTGATCGGCAAGCCCTACGAACTCGGCGGAGTCGGACCGGAGGCATACGATTGTTTCGGCCTGGCGCTCGAGGTGCTGACCCGTCTGGAGTTCCCATTGGATTTCGACATCGCCAGTCAGTGGATGCGGAAGTACACGCCGGGGGAAGTGGATCCGAGCATCCTCAGTCAGTACGAATGCCATGTTGAAGATGCACCACGGAAGCCGGGCGACCTGTTGATCATGCGGAATCCCCACAGCGAGAATCCTCGAGCCACGCATGTCGCCGTACACATCGGGAAGAACATCATCATTCAATCCACTCGAGCCATCGGTGTTCATGTGTTGCCCTATCAGAAAGTTGCGCAGCAGACCGTGGAGGTGATCACATGGATCGAATAGAAGTTTGCCGCCTCGATTCATTGTTCCCGCTGCGATGGGCCAGCCGCCAGGCAGAACTGGTGGAGGTTGGCACCACCATCGAGCAGATCGCTCCGAGCGACACCGCCGATGGTGCATCCTGGGCGTGTATCCATAACGGGAAGACCATCCGCCCGGCGGACTGGTCAGCCCATGAAGTTAAAGATGGCAGTCAGGCGATCTTCACTCCGCTACCTGCGGACTGGGCCACGATCGGGACATGGTTCCTGAAAGCCCTCAAGTGGATCGCCATCTCGTTGGGCACTAACTATGTCGCCAGCAAGATCCTCGGCGTGCCCGAGGTCCAGGGATTCGATAGTCCATCATCAAGCACTTATACATTCCAGAATCTACAGCAGACAGCCGCCGCCGGACTACCAATCAAGATCGCATACGGCACGCATCCGATCGCTGGGAATGTTCTGGAGATGGACCTGATCGGGAACAACCCGGCATCGTCAGGGAATCCATACGGGTCATCGCTCGACCTGACCATCGGACTTTGCGAGGGCGAGATCTCAGCGATCAACAGCATCACGATCAATGGGAATGATGCGGCTGGTCTCGCCACTGTTACCAGCAACCTGGGAACAAACACGCAGACAGCCCTGGCGAGTGACGGCACACGCACCACGCAGACGGTGGGCATTGACCTGCCGCCTGGGGGGTTCATCACATCGCCCTGGTACGAGATCTCTGGCACATTGTCGCCACAATCAAATGCACAAGTCGGCGCATTGGTCACGGGATCGAATGGCATCACAGGCACAGCGGTGGTCCTCCAGGGGAGTTGGTCACCCCCGTGGATTCGTGTTCACTCGGTATCAGCGGATTCAAATCTGGATGAGGTTC